TTTCATATGATATAAATAAAAAAGATACAACACCTATAAAATATAAAAATATTTTAAAAAAATATAATTTACCATTAGATACAACTAAAAAAGAATTAACTGAAATTATTGAAAAAATAGATTTTGATATTTATGAAAAATTTAAAGCAGATAACAAAAAAAATGAAGAATATCGGAAGAATATAAAAAAGAAACAAGAAGCAGAAGCAAAAGCAGAACCCGAACCAGAACCCGAACCAGAACCAGAAGAACGATCTAATAAATTTTTTTCTGATTATTTAAATATAAATGAAAGTTCAAAAGATGATCCACAATTTAGAGACTCGGATGGTTTAACATCGATATATATTGATAAATTATATGATGAATTAAATAATGCAGTAGATACAAATGAAATAATTAAATTTAAACATTCTTTAAGTTTAGAAGGACTTGAATATATACAGAACTGGTTAAACAGAAAAGCAGACGCAGGACATAGTGCAGAATATACTGATTTTACAAAAAAGGTGATATATCCAATTTTATTAAAAAATAATAAAAGTGCTGATAGATTAAAATTAATGATAGTAGCAAACGAACTAGCGGTAGATCCAATGATTAACACAAGAGACGAGAACAGCAATGTAGAACCACCACCAAATAAAGGCAGAGTCATGAATACATTTTTAGATCCAAAAATTCCATCAGTAAGAGCAGAAATGGGGAAATTAATACCAGATTTTAAAAAGAAATTAGACAAGTATTACGAGATTAAAGAAGGTCATCGGAAAAAATAATTAAAATTAAAAATTACTTACAATAATATGTGATGTTTTTTTTTTATTTGTTTGATAAATTTTATCATATGTTTGTTTAACTGTATCTGGAAAAAATAATTAAAATTAAAAATTACTTACAATAATATGTGATGTTTTTTTTTTATTTGTTTGATAAATTTTATCATATGTTTGTTTAACTGTATCTGGAAATAATAATTTAATTATCCAGTTATCTTCCAATATTAATAATATTTTTGATGTCATATCCTTAATATTATTTTTATATAAATATTCATAAATATTAGTATCACCTTCTAAATAAAAATCATTATTAAGTTGAACATAAGGAGGATCTAAAATAATTAGAGCTTTCTCATCATCTTTATATTTATTAATTAATTCAATAGCGTCATCATTAATAAATTCAATTTCTTCAGTTCTTAAAAATTTAATAATAGGTGCATCTAATAAATATTTAAAATCTTTTTTATGTCTTTTTTCGTAGTCATTCGGGAAGAGACCGGGTCTTATACAATATATTTTATGTTTTATGAACCAGTTCTCAACCCTATCTTCTTTAATAAGGATATTATATTTTTCTTTTGTTATATCCACCATAAGTTTATTTAAATCATCAATAAATTTATTTAATTTTATTTCATCTTTAAATATTTCATAGCACTCCATTAGGTGTTTATTATTATCATTTAAAATATATTTAAATTTTTTAGGATGTTTTAAGCTGATATAATAAGAAATAGCAGAAGAACCACAAAAGGGTTCAATAATATAATCAACCTCGTCTAATTTGTCTTTTAGTTGTTCGTATATCTTGCCGCATTCAGTTCTTTTATTTCCAAAGTATGAAGTAAAAAAGTGGTTTTTATTCATTATATATAATCTAGACTATATTTTTATTTTCATATTTTTTTTATATAGATTATTATATATAATGAAAGTTTTAGAATTATTCAGTGGGACTCATAGTGTAGGTAATATATGCAAATCAGATAAATATAATTTTAATGTTGTTTCATTAGATTTAAAAAATTCAGATATTAACTGCAATATTTTAGACTGGGATTATAAAGTATATGAACCTTTTTATTTTGACATCATATGGGCGTCGCCCCCTTGTGATACATTTTCAGTCTGTCGTAAGTCATGGATAGGTCGCAAATTAAAAGCACATAATGGTGAGATATGCACACAGGAATTATTACAAAAAGATATTGATAATATAGGATTACCTATATTAAGAAGAACGGAGGAAATTATAGACTATTTCAAACCAAAATATTATTTTATAGAGAACCCACAGACGGGAGATATGAAAAAATATATAAATAGACCTTTTTATGATGTTGATTATTGTATGTATTCGGACTGGGGATATCAAAAGCGGACTAGAATATGGACTAATTTAGAGGGTTTCATTCCTAAATTATGCAACAAGGAATGCGGCAATTTATTATATGGCATACATAGATGCAATTTAGGAGGTTCAAAAATGATTATATTAAATGATAAATTAATAAAAGTCAAGTCAAAGGAAGACAAAATAAAATATAAAGATCATAAAAATATTCAAAACTACATAACCAATATAAACGAACGATATAGAATACCACCACTATTAATTAATAATCTATTTGATATAATAGTATTACAAACAAATAATTAAAAAAAATTATTTATATAACATATATATATATATAAATAATGGAACTTAAAAAAGAACTCGCCATGTATAAAAAATTATATAAACATTTTCACGATCACGCCGTAAATGATGGGGATGATCCCCGCGACCTTATTCATTCTAAATTATTAAAAAGAGAAATAAAGAGATTAAGTGGCGGCTCTTTAACATCAAAACAAGTAAATGAATTTATAACTTCATCATATGCAAAGAATGTAGGGTCTGCATCTCAAAACATTGAACCAAATTATAAATTAGACACGGGTTTATCATCTAAGGAAGTAAAGGTTTATAATGACCCCTTAGCACAAGATAAGACTGTAGTTGTTAATAGGGGAACAATAGGAACAGCAAAAGACTGGTCGAACAATGCAATGTACGCGATCGGATTATATGACAAAACGGATAGATTTAAAAATGCAGTAGATGTCCAAAATAAAGCAATAAAAAAATATGGAAAAGTTGATGTAAACATAGGACACTCACAAGGAGCAATAATCACAAGAAAATTAAAAGATAAAAAATTAACAAATCAAATTATAAATGTAAACCCCGCATCAATGGGAGAGAAACAACGAAAGGACGAGACAATAGTTAAATCAAAATCTGATATAGTATCATTATTACAACCAAAAGGAAAAACCGGAAATATAATCATTAAACCAGCAGGTTATAATCCATTAACAGAACATAGTGCAGATATATTAAAACGAATAGACCCGACCACACTAATCGGAAAAGGAAGAAAGAAAGCACCACCAGATTATGGCGATAAGATATTATGGCACACATTACAAATTAAAGTCCCGTCTCATATGGTAGAACTAACAAAGACAGGAAAAGTTTCAGTAAAAAAGACATTAAACAAAACAATGGGAATATCTAAATCACAGAAACAACCGGCAATTAGACTAGTCCCCTCGCCAGATAATGCAGTCCATATTGTAGAAGGAAAGGAATATAATGTTGATGATCTAAAATTAATTATGAAAAAAGCTAATAAATTAAGATTAAAAAATTTAGAGAAGAATACACTGACAAAAGCAATTAAAAAAACTAATCCTAAAGTTGCAAAATATGCAGAAGGAATACGAGAAAAGGTAGTAAAGAAGAAGGCAAAAAAACAACAACAATTACAAAAAGAACACGGCATAGACCCACTGGCCGTGTATAGTAGCATGAAAAAGAATGCATTAAAATATATACGAAATAATGATTTTAAATCGCTTAATTCATTATTAGGAGCAATTAAATATAAACAAAAAGAATTAAAAGCAAATGACATCCCATTTGATACTGAAAAAATTGAATATACAGATGACGATGGAGACAAACAAATTATAAATATATAAAATAAAATAATTTTAATTTACTTTAGATTTTTAAAAAATTAAAATCTAACATAAATATATATATACAAAATGATCGGATATATTTATAAAATTCAACATTGTACTGAAGCTAATTTATGCTATATAGGGTCTACTTTCAATTTTTTAAACAGACAATGCCAACATATTAGAGCAATTAAAGACGAAACCTGTCAAAAAAGATTATATATAAGAATTAGAGCAACGGGCGGAGTATTTTCTTATACAATATCAATTATTGAAGAATTTGAAACTGATAAATTAAATTTAAGATTAAAAGAAAATCATTATATCAACGAACTAAAACCAGCACTAAATCATAATAGAGCATTTACAACACCAGAAGAGAAAGCAGATGCAGTAAAGGAATATTATATAAAACATAGAGAAAGCTTATTAATTAAAAAGAAATCAAAAATAACCTGCGAGTGTGGATGTCTTTTATCTCGTTCTAATCCCTATACGCACCGGAATAGTAAAAAACATTTTATATTATTATCAACTTTAGCAATAACAGTATCATAATTTTTTATAAAAAAATATGAAGGATAACTTCATATTTTATTAATAAATAAAATTTAATTAGTTTTAGTATAATTATTATCAATCATATTAGTCGAAGTTCCCATCGCTGTTGCGTCTTCTTTTTTCTCTTTGTTCTCATCTGAATATTTTGATGTTAAATATATATTTCTCAACATACTGCTCCCGATCTTCTTCTTAAAAATTTTATTTAATATTTTAGTAATATCATTAATACCAGATAAAGAACTGCCATCTTCATAAACTAAAAAATTAATATCTTCTTTTTTAATATCCTTAATTAGTGGATGATATTTAATATATGATTGTATTACACTATATAAATCATCAGGTATATCTATTTCTTGCGTCTTATATTTAGTCTTAGTCTTATAATTATTAAAATAAAACTTTTTATTAATGTAATCTAAATAATTATATTCTTTTGATGCTTCTGGGTCGTATTTTTTTGTAATTTTCATTAATTGATAGTCCTTATTTCTGCGGGGTGGTATAAGGACATAACATGACAATACAATATAATTTAAAAGATCATCATAATTTTTTATTTTTCTTGTTGTCATTCCAGTCAGCGCTTTCGTTTTTATTTCTTCATATATTTTTTTTACTTCATCTTGAGTAATCCAATTTTCAATTTGTTTTTCTGATTTAGTTGTATTATTTTTAAGTTTATCATTATAGTCTATTAATATTTTATAATATGCATCGTAAAGTTTTTTTAATTTAGGTTCTTGTTTTAATAATGATACAATTGATATTATATAAGATCGTTTTGTATTATCTTTGTATTTGTCAATTTTTTTTAATGTTGTATCTACATCTTTTAAAAAATTAAAATTCTTGATATCTTCTCCATCGTTTAATCTTTTAAGATTACTTAAATACAATTTTAAAGATGACGGTGCGATGTTTTTTTCATTTAAATTATTTAAAATTTTTGACATATATATTATAATTATAGATTTAAATTATTCTTAAATTAAATTTAATTTAAATCTAATTTAAATAAATGATTTATATTATATATTATTAAAATGGTAAATTATGGCAATACAAAGATTTATAAAATATGGAGCACTCAAGGTGATAAGGTATATATAGGAAGCACAACAAAAGAATATTTAAGCCAGAGGATGGATACGCATCGTAAAGAGTATAAACGATGGAAAAATGGCAATCGTGATAAAATAACATCATATGTTTTATTTGAAGAATACGGAGTTGAAAATTGTTTTATTGAATTAATAGAAGCAAAAGCGTGTAATAATTCAGATGAAAAAAATAAATTAGAAGGTGGATATATACGATCAATGGAATGCGTTAATAAAGTAATGTTGGGTAGAACGCAACAAGAATACGAAATTGAGAATAAGGAAAAAAGAAAGCAATACAAGCTAGAACACAAAGAACAATCAAAACAATATTATATTGATAATAAAGTTAAAATATCAGAGCAGAAAAAGCAATATAGTATTGATAATAAAGTTAAAATATCAGAGCAGAGAAAGCAATATAGAATTGATAATAAAGAAAAAATAAAAGAACAAAAAAAACAATCTTATTTAAAATCTAAAAAAACAAATTAATTTAATAAATAAATGTTTAAATATTTATATTATATATATATATATATATATAATATAATGAGCTATGGACTTTATGGCTTGAACAGCCGCATAAATTATTTACAGTACCAGATTGATACGATATTACCGGCGGGACCGGGTGCAGGCTTAACATCTAATAATATATTTACTGCTTCAAATACATTTGATGCAGGATTAACAACTGACCAGATTTTAGTTGATGGTGCCGTTCTCTCTATAGGAGAACCCGCGACAACAACAACGATGATTGGCGACACTGATTTCTCAACTCAAGTCCCGACTTGTTCTATAGATGCAACAACATCATCAGAATTATGTAATTATAACACAGTAGTAGGTTTAATATCTGCAGGAGCGACCCCTTCTTTAGGTGCTGTAATGTTGGTCGATAATGACGCTTCAGCAGATTTAGCAATGGGTGTTCATCATATAATAGGTAATACAATAGTTGGTATAGATACATCAACAGATTTAAACATAGGACTAAATATAGCAAATGCGGATATAAATATTGGAGATCCTCTTGGGATAGGTGATGTAAATATATATTCACAAGCAGTATTTGATTTACCGCCTCATGTTCCTACACCTCTATTAGGAAATGACGCAGCATCAAAAGGATATGTCGATACATTAATCGGAAATTATAGTGGGTCAGGTTTAAATTTATATTTGAATAAATCACAACCATCAATTAATCAACTAGGATCATTTATTTTATCAACTACAGTATCGGCAGCAGCTTTACAAACAGAACAAACAACAGCATTAGGAACAGCTTTAATAGCATCATTTATAACACCTACAGGATTTCCTAATTTAACAATTCTACCGATCGGTTTATGGCAAATGACTGTATATGGATACACAACAAGTAGTACAGGTACATTATTTTACAGTTTTAAATTATATAAACAACCATTAGTAGGTGTAGCAGTATTAATTGGAACATCAGGAGACTCGTCAGATGTTAATGCAACATCGGCATTAGCCCCCGACGCGTTTCATATGTCTCTGGCTATTACATCACCTGTTACAATGTTATTAACTGATTGTTTATTAGTTGATGTAATTTCAGTAGGACTAGGAATGGGGGGTACTGTTAAGTTAAATACAGTTTTTGAAGATGGATATTATTCATTTGTAAATACTAATTTATCAGGTGGAACATCTCTATTAACTACAGATAATACATGGACAGGAATTAATAATTTTTCATTAGGAGTACAGACAGGAGCAATTGATCGACAATCGGCAGGTGGATTAACAATTGGAACAGTTGAAGCAACATCAATAAATATTGGACGGGCAGGAATAATTACAACAGTTGCAGGAACACTGGCAGCTACAACACTTACTGCTACATCATTACAGAATAATTCATTAACATCAAATGGTGTGTCATCTATTATCAATCATTATATAGCTAATACAGGTGGAACATATAGTTTATTTACAGGAGCAGGACGAACAGGAACTACAAATATACAGACAGCAGCAACTGGAGCAAATGCTATAAATATAGGATCGACAACATCTACGACAAGCATAAAAGGTCTTAGAGCATCAACAATAGACGCATCAGGAGCGTTATCTATTGGTTCAGATGCAGTAACAACAAGTATTAATATGAACAATAAAGTATTAAGCGGTCTTACACTAGGAGTAAATCAATTTATTAATTTAAGTTCTAATACATATAGTGCTACAACAGGAACAACTGTAGTTGGTTCAATTGGTTATATGTATGTTATTACAACACCTAATGGGGCTGGATTTGTTAATGGAGCTAATTTAACATCAGGCGCATCACAAGTTTATGGAACAATACCATCTATTCCTGCTGGTGTTTATATAGTATCTTGTACTATTGGTTTAACTACAGTAGCAGGAAATACTTTCCAGAATTTTTGGGCTTCTATATCGTCGTCAGCATATAACAACAGAAGTACACCGCCATCAGGTCCAAACACTGATTATTATTATAATATTTCAGGCGTCGTCGCTTATACTACCGCAACGACATTAGATGCGAATTTGTTTTCTATATTTTCTGGAAATGCCCCGAAGATGCTTTCTGCCAATTTTAGGCTATCTGCTGTTAGAATAGCATAAATGCAATAGAATAGCAAGGGCGGGAGTTTATAGTTTTAGTTCTACTAAATTAAAAAAATTATAATTATATTATATAATATTATATAATATGAATATATGGTCCGAAAGTATAATAAATGTATTACAAAGAATAAAAATAAATTCAACACAACTACACAATAAACATCGGCAACGATATATTGAATTTTCAAATATGTCCCGCATCTTTGATGTTCCTATAATTGTCTTTAGTGTTTTTAGTGCATCATTTTCATCTTTAAATGTTATAAATCCAGATCATGGAATAATAATCACGACTTCAATATCTATGATAATAACAATTTTGTCATCAATAAAATTATATTTAAATTTATCATCAAATATTAACGATGAAGTAGCATTAAGTAAATCATATTATATTTTAAGTATTAATATATTTAAAATGATAAGTTTAAAACCTCAGGAACAGAACGCAAAAATATTTTTAGATACTTGTTTCTCTGAATACACTAAACTTACAGAACAAAGTAGTTTATTGCATAAAAATATAAAAAAGGATTTATTAACTATTAATGATTATAATGTAGATGATAATAGTAGTTCAACATTATCAAGCTCTGGAAGCTCTAATAATATTATATTAAATAATGATAATAATGATCTTTAAATACCACTAGCAGGAGTCCAATCTACGGCTAAAATATCAGTAGGCTTATTATATAAATCTGCTTTATCTTCTATAAATGTTATTATATCGTCTAATGGCATCCCAAATTTACACAATTTAATAAAAATCATACACCACCTGCCACAAGTATTGACTCCTTCTTTATCTGATTGAACTGCCATATCATTATATTTAAATAATTTTTTATCGTCTGGTGTTAGCGTCTTAATTAATCTTGTTAAATGTTTTTCATCTGAACCCAGCATCTGACGAACGAATAAAGGTATAAATTTTAATTCTCCATCTACTTTCACACCATAAGAATCGAACCAATAAACGGTTCCGTCTTTCATTCTATATAACGCACACCAATGACCCTGCCCCGGTGCGTCTTCTGTCAAGACAACAACAAAATCATTTAAATTTAATAAATCATAAATAGTATTATATTCTGCCAATTCGCCATATTTTAAGATTTTAATTGTATCACCAAAGACGCATTTAAAATCCGCGTCGCTGATCATCCTTGCTAATTCTATTTTATATTTTTGTAAGTGTTCTCTTTTTATAATCTCTTTTGACATTGTATATTATAAGAATATATTTTAATTAAAAATTTAATATTTTAATTAAAAAATATTATATTAATAGTTTGATTATTTTATAATGATAATCAAAATGATATATTATATAGTTTGATTATTATATATATTAATCAAAGATTAAATTATAGTAAAATCTAATCATATATAGGTTTTTATTAATAATAATTTATAAATTATTATCAAAAATAACCTATATATGATTAGATTTGTTAATATATATAATCTATGATTATATTATTAATAATCTAAATGCTTTATAATATAATCTAAATGCTTTATAATATAATCTAAATAAATAATCTAAAAAATGATATTAAAAATAATAATATTATAAGAATTTATTATTTTAAAAATAAAAAATTATATTCTTAATTATATATATATAATGTCAATTAAAAAAGTAGGTGCAGATAAAATTTATTATGATATTTTAATTTCAAATTTAGATACATCTACAACCATTCCTCCCCCGTTATATTTTAATGAAGCCCGTACCATCCCTTTCCTTGATAATCCAGAAGATTATTATTTGTCAATTATTCGCTTCTCTCTTGAAACGGGTAGCATTATTCCTGTTATAATTCCAGAGATACAAGTGAATCAACCAAATATTAATTTAACCGTCTACTCTTTTACATTAGCGTGGGATAGCGGGGCAACTTTATATAATGGGCCGCAGACTTTCGTTGAATTTGTTCCTCAAAATAGATTAGCACCATTACCAGCACCACCTAACATTACCGTCGATAAATTACAAGATAACTCAACCGGATATTATAGTGTTTATCAAATTCAATATTTTTTATATTTAGTAAATATAGCATTAGCAACCGCATACACTGATTTAAATAATTTAGTCGTTGCAGGTGGTGATGTATTACCGTCTGCATATCCTCCAGTTATTACATATGACTCCGGTAGTAAAATATTTATTTTAAATTGTGATGTTGCGGGATATTCGTCTGCATTAGCTTTACCCATTAAAATGTATATGAATCCTTCAATGTATAATTTATTTGGATCATTACCAGTTTATATTAATAGTGCAACGGGTGGCGGTTTTGGTAAGCAATTCGAGATACAAACTGATACCTTCGGCGGTTCTACTCTTACTCAATTCCCGCCTTCTGCTCCAGTTTATACCGCAATTCAAGTTTTTCAAGAAAACTCATCGATCCCGACTTGGTCTCCTGTTACTAGCATTGTCTTCTGTTCTTCTACTCTTCCTATTATACCTTCACAAGTGAGTGCTCCACAAATCTTTATTAATGGTGTTACTGTATCTAATAGCAATAATAGTAATATATCGCCCGTTATTACTGATATCGTCGCAGATGATGCACAATATACTCCATTTTTAGTTTATAACCCGACGGCAGAATATAGATTAATTTCACTAACCGGCAATAAAAGTTTATATAATGTAGATATATCAGTTTTTTATAAAGATAGAATCGGGGTATTAGTTCCATTAAGACTCCCGTCTGGTGGTTCATGCACTTTAAAATTATTATTTACAAAAAAGACAAGTGATTCAAAAAGATAAATAATAATATTATAAGAATTAATATTATTTACTATAAAAAAGTTATTAATATAAATTAATATAAATTAATATAAATTAAAAGTTTTTAAAAATAATTTAATATATATATATATATATATATATTAAAATGTCAGACTTCGCAACAGTATTAATTGAAGATTCCCGATTACAAATTACAGACCAAGTCACCTACGGCGTAGTAGCGGGGGCGGCTCAATCTACATATCAACAATTCGCGGCAACTTCTGCATCATCTTCTTCTTTAATTTTCAATGTAATAGTTCCATCGGAACAAATAGTTATTGATAAAAATATCCTTTTCAGAACTACAATCAACTGTACAGTCAGGGTAACTGGTGTTCCTGCGACTGAACCTGCATTTGCTTATGGTGGTCTAAATGCATTTCAAGCCTTCCCTTTTAACCATCTTATAAATACGGCATCATGTTCTATTAATAACTCTAACACCAGTGTTAATCAAAAGGATGTATTGCCAGCAATTTTACGCCTTTATGACAGACGAGAATTAAATAGATATAGATCAATGACCCCTGTTGCTCTTGATGGTGCATTCGCTGACTATAATGATATGCAAGCTACTACTGGTGTTGCTGCTACTGGTATAAGTTATAGTAATAACCCTCTAAATTCTTATGGGTTTTCGCCACTTGATAGTGATTTTGTCCCTCGTGGTGCTTTCCCTCTTAATGCTTATCAAATTGATCACTATGATGCGGCTGGTGGTCTTATCGATCATTCCGTTATTTCTGCAAATGTTACTGATGTCTTTCTTATTGGTTTATCTATTACAGTCACCGAACCGATGCTTTGTTTATCTCCTTTTACTTCTACTCCATATGGTAATAATCAAGCCGGTTTATTAGGTATTAATAATATGAATTTTACTCTCAATATCGATAGTAGTTTCTCTCGTTTAATGTCTGCATCTCTTACTGGTGTTGCGTATGCTGGGGCGGGGGCTTATACAACAACTATTTCTCCGGGCTGTACTATCGGTGGTGTAAATTTACAACCATTTGTTGCCCCTCAAATTCTATTAAATTTATTAACTCTTCAACCATCTCAATATGCTAAAATTAAATCGCGTAATGTATTGCCATATTATGATGTACCTAGATACTTATCAAATCCTACACAAAATGCCCCGATGCCTGCATATGTAGCCCCTGATTTTTCAGTTGTTCCTGCCACTGCTGGTGTATATACTACTCAAACTTTAACATCTACATCGCTACAAATTAACGTTATTCCAGATAAAATTTTAATTATGGTAAGAAAGCAAATGTCAAGTCAAACCATTAAAGACCCCGATGCATTCCTTACCATTAATTCAATTTCTGTATCATTTAACAATGTTTCTGGTCTCCTTAGTGCCTGTCAAGCTCAAGATTTATATAAAATATCTGTAATGAATGGATCTAATCAAAACTGGAGCGAATTTGGGGGTCGTGTTTCTGCTGCAAAAATAAACGGAGAAGGTGCTACTACAGGACATATTTCTCTTATTGGTACTGGTGGTTCTCTTCTTGTTCTTGATCCTGCTAAAAATTTTAATCTTCCTGATTTCTTATCTAATGGATCATTAGGTCAATTTCAACTACAATTTAATATTAATGTTTCAAATCAGTTCAAAGAAGATGTATTACCTGAAATTTGCGTTATATGTTGCAATAGTGGAATATTTTCAACTATGCAAGGGGCATCTCAATTCAATATTGGATTACTCACTAAACAAAAAATATTGGAGACAAAATCACAAGATGCCGTTGCGGCTATTGATACTCATGAATATTCTCGCCTCGTAGGCGGGAGAATGGATGATGCAAACTTAGCTGGTCTTGCTCAACTTGTGAGAAAATTTAGACATCGTCGCGGTGCTTCTGGTTCTGGTGGGGCTATGAGTGGAGGGGGCTACAGCGGTGGTAGATTATCAAAACATTTATTATAAACAAAATAATATAAAAATTTTTAATTTAATAATGATATTTTTATTTAATAATTTTATATATATATATATATATATAAATGCAAGATTACAATAGAATGATCGCAAACGAGATTGATGAAACAAACCAGAGATATATTCAAACTACAACACAACCGACCCTCTTTGGTGGAAGGAGATTGCGGGAGTATGTTCTTCCTGGAATGGTTAATTATGCATATCCCTCTACTCTCGCTGTTTCTGGTGATAGTGATAATGAATATTTAGATGATGACTCAGAATCAGATGATGAACAATTTGATTTTATTTCAATGACTGGTGGTCGTCAAAATAAAGTAAAAAAACAAGGATTTGCTAAATTTATGAGAACAACCGGTCGGGCTTTAAAACCTGTTGGTAAATTTTTAGAACCTGTTGCTGTTGCTGCTCGTGATGTTGCTATTAATAAAATACAAGGGGCGGGCTATAGTGGCGGAAAAGTAAAAAAACAAGGATTTGCTAAAGCATTAAGAACATATGGTCGGGCTTTAAAACCTGTAGGTAAATTTTTAGAACCTGTCGCTGTTGCTGCTCGTGATGTTGCTATTAATAAAATACAAGGGGCGGGCTATAGTGGAGGAAAAGTTCATAAACAAGGATTTGCTAAAGCATTAAGAACATATGGTCGGGCTTTAAAACCTGTCGGGAAATTTTTAGAACCTGTTGCTGTTGCTGCTCGTGATGTTGCAATTAATAAATTAAGAGGAATGGGAAGAAGTGGCGGTCGTGTTGGTACAAGTCCTTCTTCATATACTCCTAGAACTTTGGAAAGTTATGAACCTGTTGAATTTGGTGGTGCTAGACCTAAAAGTGCCCGTGCTGCCATTGTTAAAGCAGTGATGGCGAAAAATGGTTGTAGTATGATCGAAGCGTCAAAATTTATTAAAAAAAACAATTTGTATTAACAAAAAATTAATATTTTAAATATATTAATATAAAAAATTTAAATAATTTTTTATATTTATATTATATATATATATACTATGCCCACTATTAATCATGCCTTTGAATATGGAGATAATGAAAATTCAGATATAACTGCATCAAAGAATGTAATGAATTTTTATAAAAATTATAATGATGAAAATAATAAAGGAATTACAACAAAATCCGAAATCATAAAAGTCGATATGGATACTTTTGAAAATCATATTATTAATATTGATAATAATTTAGATGAGATTATTCATTATATAACAAGTAATGAAGGAAAAAGAGAAGTCGGGGCAGGAATAAAACGCCGGATGATCGGCGGTGCCTCAAAAATTAATATATTTCATGAATTAGAAGGACCGCGTTATTATGACGATGTAGTAAATGGTAGTGCTTATATGCCTAATAGTGGTCTATATGGTGGTGCTTTATATGGTGGAGTCTTTATGCTTGGTTTAGACCTAGCAAATAGAAATCCTACCACTGATTCTGCTATAGTTGGTTTTGATAGAGCTAATTTAGCGGATTTTGTTGCTGATAATTTAGTTGATAAATTTAAACAACCGCAAAATATTGCTTTAATATCAGAAATAAATGATACAAATAATGCTCTTGATGATGTAAGAGATAAGGTTTTTGAATACTGGGATCAATTAATTGCATCATCACCTGTAGTGGCAGTCGCTGAAGAAAAAGCGTCAGAAGAGGAACCAGAAGAGGAACTAGAACTTGCATTAAAACCGGTTGAGGAAATAACTCCTTCTATATTACAACAGACACCATCGGCAGATACTTTAAGAGCTTTATCTGTAGATGAAATGCTGGAAGCAATCGTTCAAATATTAGGCGATGATGAAAAACTAAAAAACATATTTTATAAAAAAAAAACAGCAGAAGATCAAATTAAATATTTACTTACAAACTGGGAAATAAAACATAAAAAATTATTAGCGGCTTTAAAAAAAGCATCGCCATCTAAAAAACCACCGCCATCTGGTTATGCGGTTATTGACGATATGCAAAAAATAGATGATGAATTATCCAGTGCTTATTATACACCACAACGAATAAGGGAATTATTTATTTCTTTAAACATTGAAGGTGCAATGCCAAAAGGCAAACCTTTAATAAAGGAAAAAATACTTGAGTTCTTAAAAGGTTCTTATGATCCATTAAAGGCATTTATTGCAGCTAAACGGGAAAAATATGATTATAATCCTATATTGCAAACAATAACAAAAATTAATATTAGTATTGATAAATCAATATCTTATTTAAAATCTACATTTTTAAGAGATGCAAAACACCTCACAATAAATCAAATTGATGATTTATCGGAAATGATGACACAATTAGTATTAAAACAAAAAACAATAAATGATGCCATTGTTAATACCTTTTTATTTGATCCCGCTACTGTAAATGCTTTACATAATATGAGCAAAAAATTAGACAGTATAGTTGATTATATTTATATTGCCACCGGTAATAAAAAATTTGATATATCTCCAGGCGATGCCATCATGCAGGATATATTAGTAGAACCACCGGAGGTTGAATATGAGCCCGCGTTTGAAACATATATGAAAGATATTGAAAGCAATAAATTTAAAAAAGCATCAAAATCCGTTAAAGATTTATTTCAAGCAAGGGCAAAGTCAAAAGCAGATGTGGCAAAATTACAATCAGATAAAAAAACAGCAAAAGCAGCAGCAGCAGCAGCAGCAACGGCAGCAGCAGCAACGGCAGCAGCAGCAGCAGCAGCAGCAGCAGCAGCAGCAACGGCAGCAGCAACGGCAGCAGCAGCAGCAGCAGCAAAAGCAAAACCACCACCAACACCGGGAAAAGGAACAAAACCACCACCAACACCATCAGGAAAAGGAACAAAACCACCACCAACACCACCAGGAAAAGCAAAAGGAACAAGAGGGTCAGGATTACAAGGACGGCGTAAAATGAAAGGCGGTAATATAACTGTTATGCCATCCAAATATACTCCCGACCAAAGAAAAATAATAACAAAGTATTTATTATAAAACTATTTTTTAAATATATTATATTATATAATATAATATGTTTCAAATTCAAAAATCATATAAACCAAAATTAAAAAAATATTTCAATTTATTAAGCATTGATGGTAAATATCAAGTAATCGGGTCGGGAGTTCTAAAAGCAATTAAATATAAAAATGACTTTGATCTTATGGAATTATTTAAAAGCTCGGATAAGGATGTTAAAGATAATTTATATCAATTATTTTTAAATAAATTTCATGAAGCATATAAAAATCATAATGTATGGATTACTGACTTTAAATGCGGAGAAGATGAAAAGGGTGAACCATTAAGGTGGACCTATGATGATATGAAAAAAGGAACTAATAAGGGTGTTAAATTTCAAGATGCATTATTACACGATGCCATGATGAAAATGGACTTAGTAGTTATTATAGACGGTTTAATGACTGAGTTTTCAGAAAATTATTATTTAACCTTAGGTGGTAAGGCTAATTATAAAAAAATTAATACTGATAAATTATTAAAACAATTAAAAGATAGTTATAAGGAATTTTATGATGAAGGTAATAAGTTCAAAGCATTAAAGAGGGTATTCTCATATAAATTATTAAAAGATAAAAATTTATATAGGAATGATCTGGGCGAATTAATAAAATTATTCAATTCTAAAACAGGATATAAATATAAAATTAAGTCAGAGCTTGATACGATGCTATTATTAATGGATAATAAATTTAAACCCGTGCCAAAAGAACAATTAGAGGCGAATATGCGGTTAATAATGCGGCAATTAAATAATAAAGATGAAATAAATATTAATAAAAAAAATATTGAAAATATAAAAGAAAATATTAATAAGGAAGTGCAGGAAGAGACAATGCAATTTATAAATAATAATAAAAATATATTATTATGAAGGGAGTAATTATTATAATTATATATCAATAATTATAATAATTTAATATATAATAAATTTTTTATCTTATTATATATATTAATCATAAAATGTCTTTGAATTTTGAAAATATAGGAATACCGCTAGCAATTATACAAGGAGGAAAGACAACTCCAATCTTATCATTAGGAGAAAGTGCTCGAACAGAACATAATAATATTATTTTAAGAGATAACGAAAACTTTCAACAAGTCCCGAACACAACAAAAGAACGCGAGATAATCTATGTCGTAGGTCAATCAGGAAGTGGAAAAAGTTATTACACAGCACAGTATTGCTTACAATATAAGGCTATTTATCCTAAAAGACCCATTTATATGTTTAGTAGTTTATCAGACGATAAAGGGTCGATGGATTTAGTAAAAACTTTAAAAAGATTTAATTTAAATGATGATTTTTTAAATGATGATGATATAACAACCGAAGAATTAAAAGAGAGTTTATGTATTTTTGACGATGTCGATAGTCTTCCAAAGAAATTAAAAGGTAAAATATGGGGAATTATGAACTCTATATTGCAAACAGGTCGGCATTTTAAAATATCGGCGGTTATTACATTCCATGTTGCAACATCTGGTTTAGATACCCGTATGATCTTGAACGAGTGTAATAGTATTACTTTTTTCCCTGCAACTATGGGCGGTGCAAAGCTTAAATATTTATTAGATGCTTATTTAGGACTTGATAAAAAAGAAATTGATAAAATTAAAAAATTAAAATCTAGATGGATTACTGTCTTTAAAAGTTATCCAAAAGTTATAATGAGCCAAAAAGAGGCATATATACCGTCTTTAAGTAGCTAAAAAAGAATATTTTATTTTTATTTTTTTATTTATGATGCAATTGTTGATTTCCTTAATATATATCATAAATTTAAAAATGCAACTAATAAATTATTTTTATTAAAATCTTACATCATAAATAATATTATTTTAATTAAAAATAATGTTCTTTTTAATAAAAATAAAAATGGATATATTAAAATTATTTTAATAGTTATAATATTATAACTATTAAATTAAATTAAATTAATGTTTTTTTAAATTGCATTTCTTACATAAAATTTGTAATAAACAATTATCATTATGATATTTTGACCACGCTTTTTCAAATTCATTATCCTCGGGTTTAAAAATATTTAATTTATATTTAGGACATGAGCCAAATGTTTGAGGAATTAATATTTTTGTATGTTTAATAAAGTTATCCCTTAATTCCCTAAATGGTGGATCATCGTGATCCACTTGGTAATCTTCATCTTCATTGTCTATTTCGCATAAATAACATTGAATTTTACCATGTCGTATATACATATCTCTTTTAAATGCAGAAACAAATGGATATATTGTTCTACGCATTGCTATATTTAAATCTTCTTTAATAGTTTTTGGTTTGAAACTACAACAATATAACCAACTAAAATCAATATCTGAATTATCTGTTCTTTTTATCATCGTTTGATATGTTTTTTTATTAAGAGGATTTGGTTGAATAAAAAAATATTTTATTCCTGTTCCTTTCTTCTCAATATATTCTGGATGGTTATTAATTAGATCCAAAAAAAAAGAATATTTATTATTATCTTCTTTAACATCACAACACCCCAAATTAGTTATAATTTCCCGTGTGTAATTTTCGCAGTCCTTCTTAGTTTTAAAACCTTTATCCCCAATATAATATTTACTCATTATAATATATATATTACTATATATTTAATTCTTTAAATAATTAATTATATATACAAATGGAGGAACTAAATAATATAATATATGTGAATATACTCCTTATAAATAGATTATTATAATTTCTTAATAAAATTGAATAAAATAAAGCTTGGAAAGAATTCTGCCCTTTGGAAAGAATTCTGCCCCAGTTTGAGAAAAGTCCTATAGGAATATCTTCTCAAGGGACTTTTTCAAAAGTAGGGCAGAATTCTTTCCAAAGGGCAGAATTCTTTCCAGCATAGTTCTTTCAATTTTTTTTATGATAATAATTAATTAATTTTCTTATTATATTTATTTAAATAAATATATAATACTATATATATATATAAATGGATAATTTACCTATTATAAAAAAAAATTCATATACAGAAGCACAGAAGAGAGCTATATATAAATATAGAGAGAAGAAGAGGGTCGAGCAAGGATCAACTTATAATGACAATGTAAAAAATCAAGTTTATAAATGGAGAGAAGTAAATAAAGAAAAATATAATGAAGCCTGTAGAGATCAATATCAAAAAACAAAATTAAACCCCGAATTAATGGAAAAAAGGAGAGAGTACTCGAGATTATACAGAAAGAAGAAACTGGAAGAAGTAAATTAATTTAATTTAATCTTTTAAATAATATTTAATTAAATATTATTTAAAAAAATAAAATATATAGTTAATATATATATATAATGGAATTTACAAATTTAAAACTTATTGAAAGGGAGAGTATTATTGATGGTATTACTCTTTATGAACCGCTTGACATCTCTATTCTTGATAAATTAATTAATTCAACACTACTAAAGACTACATTTAATAATAAATATGCAGCTAAAAAATATACATCAGAAAAAAAGCAATTACAAAAATATCGGGAAACAATAATTAATGGTCGGGCAGTTATTAATTACAACAGAGTTCAAAATATTAATTTTGGTAGATGTAATCCACGATATAGTGTTGGTTTATTTTCAATTCGTCGAGAAATTCGCCATACTCTTGCAAAAAATTATTTTGAAGATATTGATATTGATAATTGTCACCCCGTTATACTTGAGCAAATCTGTATAAAAAATACTATTGAGTGCGATATCCTTCATGATTATATTATTAATAGACAGGAATGGTTTAATTTAGTTAATGAAACATGGGATATAAAAAAAATTGTTAATAATGATAAGGTTTTAATGAAAGATATACCTAAAAATTTATTTATTAGGATTATGTATCATGGAGGCGTTAAGGATTGGGTTGGTAAATATAAATTAGATGGTGAAATAACAGTTCCAAAAAAAATATTAAAATTTATAAATCAGATAGACAAAATAATGCAGGTTATTTATGATAATAATCCTTTATTAGTTGAAAGAGTAAAAAATAAAAAAATAAATAATGGACTTTCATTATATAATTTAAAAGGTTCAGTATGTTCTTATTATTTACAAGATAAAGAATGTGCCATATTAGAGGAGATTTTTATTTATTGTAAAAATAAAGGTTTAATTATAAATGATAATTGTGTATTATGTGCCGATGGTCTTATGATACCTAAAAATTTATTTAAAAATGGTCTTTTATTAGACTTAAACAATTTAATTAAAAATAAATTTGATATTAATGTTAATTTTTCAAATAAATTAATGGATCAAGATTATTTAAAAATACTTAATAATAGTTTAAATTTTGAATTACATAAAGAGGCTTTCTCTACTGGTCTTATTGCTGATTATTTCAGAATTATGTATTCAAATAAATTTATCAATGTTGATAATAAGCTTTATTCTTATAATGGAATTTATTGGAAGGCTGAGATTTGTAAAAAAAATTCAACATTACATAATTTTATAGATACAACTTTTTATAAGCACTTAATTGATTATATAGCAAAAATTATAAGCCTCCAGAATGCTAAAATATCGTCAGTTGATGATAAAACATTAATTGATCAGTATCAATTAGAATTAAAAACACAAGTTGCATTTTTAAATTCTGTTAATAATTCAATAAGGGCGGTGACTTATCGTAAGCACTTAGTCGATGATATTATGAATAAGATTACAAATAATTATATTAAATTTGATGAAAACCCTTATTTATTTTGTTTTGAAAATAAAATATATGATCTATCTATAAGTAATTTTATAAATCCATCATACGACCAATATTTAAGCATGACGACTGGTTATAATTATGATGTTAATTATCAAAAGGATTATATTATTGAATTAAACGGTTTAATTGATACTATATTTCCTAATGCTGATGTTAAAAAATATTATTTAACTGCATTATCAACGGGTTTATATGGCGAACATATTGAAAAATTATTTGTTGCAAATGGGACAGGAGGAAACGGAAAAGGATTAATTAACAGTTTAATGATGGATTGTGTGGGGACTTATGGTTATAGATTACCATCTACAATTTTATTACAACCAATTAAAGAAGGGGCAAATCCCGCCGTTGCTAATATGCATAAAAAAAGATTTTGTTTATCTCAAGAACCAGATGGACGGTCCAGAATATGTGCGGCTACCATGAAAGAAATAACTGGTGACTCTAATTTAAATTGTAGAACTCTTTATAGTTCAGATACTAATACAAAATTAAATTTAAGTTTCTTTTTAGAATGCAATGATCTGCCAAAAATGGACGAGGTAAATGATGGAATATTAAGAAGAACAGAAGTGATACCTTTTATTAGTAGATTTGTTGATGATGCCACATTTAATAGTTTATCAGAAACTGAAAGAACTGAAAGGAATATATTTAGAGGTAATACCTATTATAAAACTGATGAATTTAAATTTAAATATAAGCAGGGTCTTGTAATGCTTCTAATGGACGCCTTTCAAGATTTTAAAAATAATAATTATACTTTACCACCTACGCCTACATTAATGAAAGAGGCAGTTAATGATTACCTATCTGTATCTGATGATATTTATTCATGGTTCTCAACTGTATATGAACCATCTGAAGATGAGAATTTTATTTATTTTGATGATATATTTAAAAGATTTGAAAGCAGTTCGTTCTATCTTAATTTAAGTAAAAAAGATAGAAGAGAAATGAACCTAAAAGCACTTACTAAAAAAATTACGGAAAATGTATTTTTACAGAAATATGTAAAAAAGGCATTAACAAGATATGGAGGTATTAAACATACAAAACCATATATAACGGGATTTAAAGGTTTTTTTAATAATATTAATAATTTTTACGGAGGACAAGCATCGGCAGTTGATGCAGGAATATTTACTGATTAATTTTAATTTCATAGTTGTTTATTAACTACTATAAAATTGAAGATACATATTAATATACATTATCATAAAAAATGAAAGAACTATGCTGGAAAGAAAATAGACCCTTGGAAAGAATTCTGCCCTGAAAACAGAAAAGTTCCTTGAGAAGATATTCCTATAGGACTTTTCTGTTTTCAGGGCAGAATTCTTTCCAAAGGGCAGAATTCTTTCCAAGCTTTATTATATTCAATTTTTATTAAGGAATTATAATAATCTATTAATAAGGAGTATATTCATATATATTATGTTATTTAGTTCCTCCAATTTTTTTTAAGTAATAATAAAATAAATAATATATTATATAATAGTATATCATAAATGGAAAAATCTAATCTTGAAAAATTCGTTGATAAATTAAATTTATTTCAGATGGAACAACTACAGAAACAAATAAATATAAGAAAGGCAGAACTATATGAAACGAGTCCTGAACATGAGTTTATTAGGTCTATATTTCTTCCACGACGAGACAACACCATCGCAGAATACATACTAAAGCATAAAGTCCCTATGAATGACGATTAAGCCCATAATAACAATATACTCAACCAATTAGGCGAAAAAGGATCATTAATCCATTTTCCGTGCATATTTACAGCTCTTTTAAGATAATTATCCCGTCTTTGTTTATCTTTATGATGAGTATAATCTTCATACCTTATATCGCCAAAATGAATATATTTCCCCTCATTATTTCGGATCATATATTTTTTATTAGAAGACAACATTCTTGTTGATGGTTTTACATCGGATGTTCCATAATTTTTTAATGCTTTTTTTTTAACAATGTTAATATTACTAACATTATCAAGA